AAGGGACAAGCCATGAAACAGGGGTGTGCCTGACGGCATACGACTGTTGAAATGGCCCGTATGCAAGCCGGTGACGGCGCATACACGCAAAAACGAGGGAGGCGTGGCCGCATGAGCCTGTATTATCGGGAACAAAAGCATATCTGCGGCAAGGACTACGCCACGGCGGGGTACATGGAGGTTGATCTGTACCCCGTGACACCAAAGCAGCACAAGGCGAGCCGGAGAGCAAAGAAGAAAGAAGCCTGTACCCTCGCCCAGCAGACCTACAACGACAACCGCTCCAAGAGATACCATGTGCAGCTTGTAAACGCAAACTTCGGAAAGGGCGACTTCTCATGGACGGGAACCTATGACGACGATCATCTGCCAGCGCCGGGAGACACCAAGCGGGCGGATATGGACTGGACGAATTACATCAAGCGGGTGTATCGCTGGTGCGATAAGAACGGCGTGGAGCGCCCAAAGTGGGTAGCCGCCACGGAATACACGACGGTGATGGCAGACGGGACGATCTGTGGTCGCCATCATCACCACGCGATCATCCAGCACACAGAGGGATTGACCCGTGACGTGCTGGAGGAGCTGTGGAGCGATAAGAACGGAAACAGCATTGGCCTAACACGAGGGGAATATCTCACTGTTGACCACGGAAGCGTGGAGGGCCTTGTAAAATATATCAACAAGAACAAACGGTGCGCCCGAAGCTGGCGGCAGAGCCGTGGACTGGAAAAGCCCAAGACACCGCCGCCAAACGATACCAAGTGGAGCCGCAAAAAGCTGGAGGAGGCCAGCACCGTGTACATAGACGACGCTGCGTTCTGGGAACAGAAATACCCCGGCTACACGCTCAACCGCGTGGAAACCAAGGTGAGCAACGCCGGGCAACGGCATACCGTTGTGATCTTGCGCCGCGCCGAGTGTTGGCACGGGCGAGGAAATATATATCGGCCAAGGAGGAAATGAGAATGAACGATGCCGAACGCTTCGAGCAAATTTTTCTGTCACAGGTGACGAGGCCGGGCGCGGACAAGCTGCTGGAGTGGCTGAAAAGCACGGATTTCTTCACGGCTCCGGCCAGCACACGGTTTCACGGGGCCTATCCCGGCGGGCTGGTGAAGCACAGCCTGAATGTGTATTATGCCCTGCTGGGGAATTTCAATCTGCGCGGTCTGTATTCGCCGCAGACGCAGGCCATCGTGGCGCTGCTGCATGACGTGTGCAAGGCGAACTACTATGCCGGGGAATATCCCGACTACACCGTGAAAGATCAGATGCCCATGGGACACGGGGAGAAGTCTGCCTATCTCGTGATGAAGCACATGGAGCTGACGGACGACGAGGCCCTTGCCATCCGCTGGCACATGGGCGCGTATGACGACGCTTTCCGTGGCGGGAGCCGTGCGCTGAATGCCGCCATGGAAAGAACGCCGCTGGTGCTGGAGCTTCATTACGCGGACATGATAGCGACGCAGAGAGAAAAGCACGAAGAGGTGCTGTGAATGGCGTACCGGCTGGAGCTATCCGATCTGCCGCCGCGTTACCGGGCGCAGGCAGAGGCACAGCTTGCCGGGCGCGGGAAAAAGCGGGGCGACACCGTGACGGCGGCGGCCCGTGCCGCTGCCATGTCCGGGCTGAAATTTGACAGTCGGGGCGAGTATGAATACTACGTCGGCACCGTTGCGCCAAAGGTAGGGCGCGGAGAGATCGTGAAGTGGGAAGCGCACCCATGCTTTCTGCTGTTCCCGGCGGGGGAATACAACGGCGTGAAGCTGCGGAGCGTTCAGTACACGGCGGATTTCCGGCTGACCTATGCCGACGGCACCGTGGAGATCGTGGAGATCAAGAGCAAGTTTGTCCGGCGGATGCAGCGGGATTATCCTGTACGGCGGCGGGTGTTTCTGGAGCTGATTGCCCGTCCGGCGGGCTGGAAATTTACGGAGATCATCACGGCGGAGGACAAGGAAGAAATCAAACGCTGGCGGGAGCTGGCGGAGGAGGTATCATCATGTGGGAAAAACGGCTGACGCACTACGACGCCGACGGGCGCGTGTATTCCAGCAGGGGCTACGAGGTGGCCCTTGCAAAGCTGGCGTGGTTCGAGGACAGGGAGCAGAAACGGAAGGAAATGCCCGTGTGCGGCCTGTGCCAGCGGCACCAAAAGCTGGAGACCGTGGACGGCACGGCGTTTTGGTTGGAATACGGCGAGGACGGCAGGCCCCGCCTTGTGATGGACAGCGCGGCGCGGGGCGGCGGGCTGAATGTGCTGTGCGCGGAGTTCTGCCCCATGTGCGGGCGGTTCTGCGGGAAGCTGGAGGCGGAGCATGAGGAGAAATAAGCATATCCCGGCGCATTTTGGCACCAACGCGGCACGTCAGGCGCAGACGCGCTATCTGCAGGGAAAAACGCCGGAGAGCGAGCGGGTGGAGAAAAACCGGGAGGCGGCGGGCCATGTGATCTCCCTGTGCTTCATGGTTGCGCTGCATGACCGCTACGGCATCGGGAAAGACCGGCTTGACCGCGTGACCAACGCCGCAAACGGCGCGTTGGAGCGGTTTGCCGTCAACAAGCGCGGCGTGGGCATGGAGCGGGCGAAAAAGAAGCTGAACGAGGAGCTGGAGGGGCTGCTGACGGAGAATTTTGTGCTGCCCGCGTCAAAAGCACCGAAAAGCAACCGGGATTGGGCCTTGCTGGGCGAACGGCGGGAAGCGGCGGAGATCGTAGTGAAATGCTATGCGCTGGGGGCGCGTCAGGCCCTCGGTTTTGGCTTGGAGCGGCTGAATGAGACCGTCCGCGCCACGGAGGACGTATTCCGGCAGTTTAACGAGTGGGCCGAGGGTGGGGACTGGTTCGGCTACAATATGCTGGCCCGGCGTATGACGGATATTCTCGGCGAGCCGGTGGATGTGGACGAGAGCGACGCGAAAGAGCCGATCTTCGGGAAAACGCTGGATTGACACCACAGGCAAGGAGATTTGGCGCGGAGCCAAGAACAGGAGGCGACGGATGCGGTATGGCAGCGTGAAGCACATAGCCCTGTACTACAAGGCAATTCCGGGGATGCTGCGCCTGCTGCGGCAGGAGCGGGCGGAATTGGAGGGCAATTATTACGGACTGCGGGGGCTGGCGTGTGACGGAATGCCGCGCGGCTCGTCGCCGGGAAAGCCGACGGAGGAAAGCGGGCTGCGGGCGCTGGAAAACGGCGTGAGCGAGCGGCTGGCGGAGATCGCGGAGACGGAGCGGGTTTTGTCCGGGGATGAAGCCTGTATTCGTGCCTGTCTGGACGCGCTGAACGGTAAGTACAAAGAGGTCATTGTGATGCGCTATGTGCGTGGGTACAGTTGGGCGAAGATCAGCGCGAGACTTGGGACGGCGGACAGCACGGCCCGCGATTGGCACACAAGAGCAATGGAGCGGCTGGGCGAGGTGCTGGAGGAGCTGCCGGAAGCGGAGGCGCTGGCCCGTCGCGCGTCGCGCGCGCGTACATAATAAGCGGCAAAAAATTTTGGGCCGTCCGGCGGGGCTGAGCAAGGGCTGCTTTGCCGACTGATCTTGCACCGGAACACCACGGCGGCGGAACAGGAAAACCGGCCTTATAGGAACAAGTTTTTCAAGACTTCGCGCGTGGCGCGAAAGGGTTTCCGTGATCGTCGGGGCGGCTCTGGAAAAACAATTTGCGAATGGGAGGAAAAGACCGTGGATTTTGTGGATAAGCTGGTGGAGGGCATGAGGCGGCTTTTTGTGCGGAGAGCGAGGCGAAAAGCGCTCCGGCGGCGGTGCAGATACCTGTACAGCAGCAAGAGAAGATAAAAATGCCCCGGCGGGCCGTTTTGGTACGGTCTGCCGGGGCATTGTTCTGCACGATAGCAAGTCGGATTTGTGTTATTCGTCGGCGGGACTGTCAAGCTCCAGCGGGCGTCCCTCGCGCTTCATGCGTTCTTCGCAGGCTTGCAGCACATACGCCTGTACGCTCTGCCCGGCGGCCTTGGCAGCGGCGCGGATAGCGTTGCCGATGGGCTTAATGGGGCGGGCGCTGATGCGGTCGCATTTGGCGTTGTAAATGTCGTTGTTGCGGCGCTTGCTTTCGGGTATGGGCATGGTCAATCCTCCTTTTCCGGCTCGTCCGGGCAGTCTGTCAGGTCGATCACGATGATCTCCGGCGGCTGCGGGGCGAGCTTATAATATTTTCCGTTTTCGTAGTGCTGATCGGTCACGCCGTCATACCAGCATATATCGCCGTGTTGTGCCTGCGCCGCCTCCATGCGGTCTTGTGCTTGCTGCTCGGTGAGGCCGTCAAAGGTGAGGCGCTGGCCGTCGGCAAATTCGGCCACAAGGCGGTACGCGGGGAACACTTCGGGGACTTCGTTCATGGTCTGCCTCCCTGTTCGGTTTTGTTTTGTCGCATTATAACACGCAGGCGTGTAAAAGTCTACGGGGCAATTTTGGCGGAGGCGCGGGCTTTAAGCGCCGCACGGGCGGTTTTGTAGTCGGGGAATACTTCGGCGGCGGGAAACTCTTTCATGCAGCAGTTCCACTTGGGGCGCGAGGTCTTGCGGAGATAGACGATTTCGCCGCAGTCGTGTTCCAAGTACCATTTTTCCAGCGTTCCGTCGTGGTTGAGCGTGTATCTTGTGGGGGCCGTGGTCGTGGCCATGGCGGTGTCCTTTCTGCCCTCGTGACCTCCGGGGCGGGCTGCTTCGGCCTGACTTCGTGTAATTCAGACACAAAGATCGCGGTATTCGTCCTTGGTAATTTCAAACACACAGGAGTTACAATCCAGCAGCTCCAGCACGGAGATTAGCGCGTCCTCCTTGGTAAATCCCTCCTTGTCTTTTCCACGCTTAACAAAATCGTGCCATTTTGCGCTAACAAGCGCCGGAAGATCTGTTTTTAATGTTCGGCAGTTGCAAAGCCGCGTATAAACGGCTTCGGAGAGGCAATCCGTCCATCTGGTCATTTTGTTTCCTTTCTGCCCTCGTGACCTCCGGGGCGGGCGCTTAACTTGCTGGTAACTTGCTGGGCGGTTTTGTTACTCCGTCAGGCCGAGGGCGCGGCGGGCGGCGATCTCAGCGTTACGGGTGAGCTGGCGCTGCCATGCGCCATACCGGGGAGACCAGCGGAAGCCGTTTTGTTTCAGGGCCTCGCGCTGCTGGTCGTCGGGCTTTTCGTCAAAGATGATCTGGAGACGGTCAGCCTCGGTGTTGCGGACGATCTCACCGCCGGGGAACTTTGCGTTGTCGGCGGGCTGCTGGGCCTGCTCCGTGCGCTTGTCCAGCTCGTCGAGGCGGGCTTGTGTGCGCTTGATCTTGCCGCGCAGGCTGGTCAATTCGTAGTCGGGGCAAGGCTTATCAATCCACGGGCAGCGCTGGCAGGTGTCGGCAAAGTCGGCGGTGAGCTTGGCGGCGGCCTCGGCGGTCAGACCGGGAAAGCCGACAAAGGATTTGTGCTTGCGATAATAGGCATTCATGGCCTTGTTGCGGTCAAGCTGGGTTTGCAGCTTTTGGAGCTGGTCAGCGAGCATTTCGCGGGCGTGGGGGTCGGCGAGGTCTACCGCGCCGGTGCCGACGGCCTCGATCTTGTTCAAGATGGCCTTGATCTCGTCGTACTCTTTCCAGAGGGTGCCCTCGCGGGACATCTGCTTTTCGTGCTTTTTCATGTTGTAATTGCCCGCGCCGGAAATGAACTGGCTGGGATAGCTGGCCTGATTGCGGTTGTAGTCGTTCGTCCATTGAGCAAGGCGGCGGGCGTAGCGGTCAAGCAGCGCGTCGAGCTTGTCGTGGTAGTAGGGGCTGACCTTGGCTTTCCGTGCCTCCACCAGCGCGGCGGCCTCGTCCACGGCGGCGCGGTAGCCGTTGGTGGCGCTGCCGGGCTGGTAGTCGCTCATGTGGACGCAGTAGTGAGCGTTGCGGGCCGTGTCCTCGTTGATCTCGTAGTAGCGGGCGGCGGGCTTTGCTTCGGCCTGCGGCGTGGAGATCATGCTTGTCTGTTCGTACATGGTGTGTACCTCCTGATTTTGTTTTGGGTCTTGCTTATGGGGTGCCGTCGCTTTGTCCGGTGCGGCGGCTCCAAGGTATCCGGTTTTGTGGTCAGTCGAGACAGGTTTCGTAGCGGATGCGGTATTGCTCTTTGAGTTTGTCATAGGCGCGGGTGGTGACGGTGTAGGTGTTGCGCTCCTCGTCGTAGCTGATGCCGCGCCCGTGGAGCTGGGGCAGATCGTCACGGAGCGGGCGGAGAAAATAATGCTTGCCGTAGTAGGAAAGATCGGCGGCAAAGTCACAGCCCGTGGGGGCCTGCTGCATTTCGTAGCAGTAGACATATTCGCCGGGCTTGTCGGCCTGAACGGCGGGGGCCTTTTCTGCCTCTAATGCGGCGTAGTCCGGGGCGTAGCCGAACAGCTCGCCGGTTTTGGGGTCGTAGCGGGCGGCGGAGAAGTCCGGGACAAAAAGCGTTGTCTGCTCGTTGATCTGCTGGGCGTAGCCGCCGGGGACGGGGGCAAAGGTGCCGTTGATCTTGCGTTCGATGGATGCCATGTTGTTTACCTCCTGTTTTCGTTGTCGAGGGCGGACAGAGCGGCGGCCATGCCCTGCTCAAAAATGCGGGTGTTCTCCGCGCTGGATTTTGTGAGATCGTTCGAGTAGCTGCAGGCGGGCCAGAGCGGGCAGTCACATGCGCCGCGTCCGGGGTTGTAGTGCTGATTGCAGATGGTTTCGATGCGTTCGCCTGTCTCGGCGGGGATGTAAAGCCATGCCATTTTGTGTACCTCCTGATTTGTGATTTGGTTTTGTGCGTGGGGTCGGGTCGCTTTGTTCGGTGCGGCCCGTCCAAGGTGTCCGGCGGCGGGGGGGTCAGACGCTATCGGCCAGCGGGACGACACGCCACTCCTCCGGCCTTTTCTTCGTGGCTTTGATCTGCTCCAGCGGCTCCCGTTCCTCGCATACGGCGTACTGCTTCCAGCGGTAGCCCTGAAAACAGCGGTTTTTGGTCAGCGCCTCGCGGGGGATGTAAAGCTGCTTGTATTCCAGCGCGTACATGGTCAAGCCTCCTCGCTAATCTCGACGGCGGCGGGGCGGTGCTTGTGCATCGCGGTCTCGGCCTCGTCGAGACTGTGAAAATATCCGGCGGTGCTGCTGGGGTGGCGCAGGCAGCAGCTATCCTCCAGCACGGAATACCAGTTTTCAAACAGCGTTTCACCTGCAAGGCAAACGATGTCATGACGCTCGTTCCCGTCGCGGTATTGCTTGATGATCTCCATTTTGTTGCCTCCTCGTTTTTGTGTTCGGCCTGCCATCATCAGCACCGGGCGGCCATTCCCGGCGGACGGCCCCGGCGGGCCGTTTCGGCTTGGGCTTTGTTATGCGACGCGGAAATAATAGGCGTTCTTCTTGCCGCTCCACTTGCCCCCGGCGGCTTCGATCTCTTTTTCGTGGGGCTTTGTGTCTCCGGCCAGCCAGACAACCGGCGCGGCGGTGGTCGCACCCTTGATGGTGGCGGTCAGGCCGTCCACCTCTGCCCAGCGGGCCGCGATGATCTCGGCGGCGGTCTTGGGTTCGACGGCCTCGGCGGCGGGCTGCTCCGCCTTGGTTTCGTGCAGCTCGGCCAGCTTGTTTTTCAGCTCGTCGATCTCGTTGGCAGCGCGATACAGATCGCCGCGCAGGGTGGCGGCTTCTTCCTGAGACTGGGCCAGCTCGGCGCGGAGCTTGTCAGCATCGCCGGTTTTGGGGTTGTCCTCGGCGGCCTCGGTGAAAAAGGCCCGGACGGCGCGAACGGTTTCGGGTTCGGCCTTAATG